GGACGTGGAGGCGTTGTCGATGATATTTGGCAAATCCTTATGAAAATGAAAGGCGCAACTGATGTAGAAACATGTGATTTTGACACGTTGCGAAGCCACAGTTTGAAAGATAATTTGATGACTAACATTTCTATGTTGCGTTCCGATTGGAAGCAATTTAAGAATATGCCGTTGTTTAATGAATTCCATCATTTACTGTGTGCTTTAACTGTCTTTGGTTTATTGCCCCCAAAAAATACAGATGTTAACATTGGTAGTATTCGTCTTTTTAGTGTTCGCACACAAGATTTGACTATGAATGCTGTTGATGCTTTTGATGCTGTGTTTAATGTTGTCACGTACTTATTTGAAAGTGGTGTTTATGCCTTTTCCACAAAATCATTACGACCCTTCTTCTTTGAAGATAAGGAAGCTCTTGAAATTGATATGGAATACGTGCGTTTAGCACCTATGATAGATCACATCGTCACAGGTAATTTAGAAAGATTATACTCGAAAACTGATAAAGAATTAGAGGAAGAAATTTCTGATTTATTTGATCGATTGAAGAGATTGAGTAGTACTGTAAAAGGACCTATGAGACAAATTATTCTACGAAAAATGGAAAATGTTGCTCGTTGGTTAGACAAAGTGATTGATGCACGCATAGCATGCGGCTCACGCGAAGCACCATATTCACCTGTTATTGTGGGAGATTCCAATATTGGAAAAACTTCTCTTACTCAAGTTATAGCTCGTGAAATTGGTGTTCGTCAAGGTTTTAATACCACTGCTCGCTATCAATGTGTGATCCAAGGAAATGATAAATTCTGGACGTCTTACAAAGGTTACACCGAGGTCGTTATTTTAGATGATTTTGGTAATACCAAAGTAGATTATATGCAAGAAGACGAAGGTTCTAAGCAAATTATGATCAAGAATAATCAGATGTGTTATGCTCCTAAAGCTGATGTTAGCGAAAAGGGGCGTATATCTGTGCAGCCTAAATTGCTTCTAATCAATTCCAATGCAGAAACCATGTTGTCAGAGATGTCAGTTTGTCCTTATTCCCGTTATAGACGCGGTGATGTTTATATTCGCGCAGTTGTGCGAGATGAGTATGCACGTATTGTTAATGGCGAGAAAAAGAATGAGATTGATGCTATGAAAGTTCAGGAAATGCACGCGAGACGTGATGAAAACGGACAATATATGCTTAATGAACGTGGAATGGTTATCATTGACCTTCCCACTTTGCCTAATTTGTGGCACATTACATTGCAAAAACCGTATGAAATTAAAATGGCTGCTGTTCAAGACGACCCTAAGTCAACTACTAAACGGCGTATCGGAAGTGAAGAACCTCCACCAAGACCTCAATCGCGAAAAAGCGAGATGAATAGTACAATTGGATGGAAAAATGTTACTTACAAGAAGGATAATGAGCTTCGAGAAGCTGTTGATTTAACCATTTTTGAGGCTTTAGATGTTATTAACTCCGAGGCCAACACTTTTTATTCACTGCAAGCTGGTGTTGTCGATATGACGCACCGTATGGATAGTGACTATGTACTTTGTCCATGTGGTTGTGGTACAAGTTCTGTTTATTGCTCAAGCTTGAAGGCAATGTCGCCTTCTGACGTTTGTATGGAGAGTCACAGTTTGATGGATTTTGTCGGGTTTGCTCAACGAGAAGTCACTACACAAGTTGAAGATGTTAAGTTTTCTCTTTTGTCGTGGTTCAATAGAGTCATCCCTGCAAAGAAAGTTCAAAATCCTGCACAAAATATTGCCCAGTTGTTATTACGCTTTGTTTCAAGGTTTACACCAGTTTACTCTGAGATGATTATGCAGTTGGAAGAAACTATGTTAGATTTTTCAAATGCACAGTTGTTGCGTTTGTATCAGCAAGCAGTAAAGTGTTCGGCTTTCGATATTACTTTTTGGATTCCTGATGTTTTATATGACTCATGGCTTGTCCGCGATTTGGTGCATTGTATTATTGCAAAGCGCCAAGTTTTCGTAACATACAAGTATTTGTTGTATGGATTAGTTATTCCGAGTTTGGTTTCTGTCATTGGTAGTGTCATTTTGTTTTGGCACTATCCATTTATTATTTTCTCTATGTGTGTTTTGATTATTGCAGTAGACTGTTGTGTTTATCAACGGTTGATTGAAATGTCGAAGGATGCTTTAGCTAGAAGTATTGCCAAGCGCAATGAGAGTTTGTCTCCCGCGCTAAAGGCATTCAAGAAAACTTATTGTTCGTATATTTTTTACGGATTAGGTATTGCTGTATCAATTATGGCTATCTTGAAGGTTGCTAAGAGTTTACGAGAAATTTTGACAGTTGAATCTGGAAGTCTTTTACATCCCAATAGTGCTGATGATGTTACATCACGTGATGCGCTCCCTAATGAGTGGAGTGAAGCTACACGTGTGAATTGCATTCCTGGAACTGCGACAGCTGACCAAGTATTAGATCTTGCAAAGCGTAACACTTTCAGTGCAAGGGTTCATGGAACTACTGGAAATCGAGTTGATCGCACAGTTGTGCTTCATAACGGTTTATGTGTTTTGCCCAAGCATTCTTTTATTGGTATTGGTTCTTGTTTTAAACTTGAATTACGCAGAGATAATTGGAGAGTTGATATTCCTCTTGACGAAACTAACACTTGGTTACATCCTAGTAAGGACATAGCTTGTGTGTACAGTGCTCGGATTTACGGAAAGAATTTACTCAAACATATGCGTCAATCTGATATACGTGATACACGTTTGCCTTTCCAAGGTTCTAATATTATGTATTCCATTTTAAAATTGGATAACACATGGTATCAAGATTCTGCGGTTGGTTATTGGAATACACACATTCGCGCTACTGAGGGAGACTTTTGTGGTTGGCGATACAAGAGCACAATTGAGTCTCAACCTGGCTTCTGCGGGAGCCCAATGGTTGTTCAGACAGGTGAGGGATGGCGATTTGCTGGAATTCACCTAGCTGGAAAAGACTCCGAAGCAGCTTGTGGTAGTGTGTGTTTAGACGACTATCAAGCGGCTTGTGTTAAGTTTGCTATTTTACCAGATATAGCGGATGAAGGAGCCATTTCCAATACTGTTATTGGTCAGCATAACGCTGTGAAATTAGATGCACCGATGGATGATTCATCGCCATTGAAATGGCGGGAAGGTGATATTAATTACGTTCATTTGGGCTCAGCTGGAGCTACATCAAAATTTTACTCGTCTGTTGAACCTAGTTTGATTGCAGAAACTGTTGAAGAAGTTACTGGCGTCAAGAATAACTATGGTCCACCAATGACCAATCCATGGTACCAACCATATCATTTAGATTTGGATAAGCGTGCAGATCAACCTTTGGGTTTTGGAATTAGCGAGATTACTATTGCGCGTCAGGATTATGTTCGTGTGTTGTCAAAGACATATAACGAGATGCATCCTGATGTACGTTCTCGTTTAGTTCATCGTCCTTTGGACAACGTTGAAATCATGTTTGGAAGTGACGGTTTAAAGTTTGTTGATCGTATGAATTTTGCTACATCGCTTGGATTTCCATATACAGGTTCTAAAAAGAAAGCTTGTATTTTGGATGGTAGTGATGTACCCGTTGATTTTGAACCATGGGTGTGGGAAGAAGTTGCGAAAGTTGAACAGATGCTATTGCACGGACAACGCGCTAATCAACCCTTTAAAACATCCTTGAAAGATGAGATCACAAAGCAATATAAAGATGATGGTGAACGTAATACGAAAGTTCGCGTGTTTACATGCGCACCTATCACTTTGCAAATTCTGATTAGAAAATATTTTCTGCCAGTTGCAGCTTTCATGTCACGGTTTCCGTTGAGAAGTGAGCAAGCAGTTGGTATTAATGCATCTGGTCCGGATTTCCATGAACTCGTAGAATATCTTAAGGTTTATGGTGACAAGGTTGGTTATGTCGCTGGGGATTTCTCCAAGTATGATCTTGGTATGTCACCGGATGTTATCTTGGCAGCTTTTGGGTGCATGATTGACATTGCTCGTCTTATGAAATATGAAGAGCGAGACTTGTTTCTTATGCAGATGATTGCTAACGAGGTTGCTAATCCAGTGATTGCTTACCATGGAGAACTTATCCGCATGTCTGGTAGCAACCCTTCGGGGCAGAATATGACTGTTTACATTAATGGAATTGTGAATGCAATTTACCATCGATGTGTCTACAATCGTGTTATAAAAGACAAATCACTGTTGTTTGAAGATAACGTTCGCGTGACTTTTTACGGTGATGATAGTCTTTTTGCTCCGAGTGAACAAGTAAGTGAACATTTTCATTTTAACACACTTTCCCGAGAATTTGCCCGAGTTGGTATTAAATACACTCCTGCCGATAAATCGGATAGTGCCCCTGATTTTGTTACTCTTGAAAATGTTGACTTTTTAAAGCGTACTCCCATTTATAATTCTGATTTGAAAATGTACTTGGGCGCTTTATCAAGAGAGTCAATTTTGAAATCCTTATTTTGCTCTGCGAGTGATACACTTCCTCCCAATATTGCATCTGGAGTTAATTTAGATGGCAGTATTCGTGAGATGTTTAATCATGGGCGCGGGCCCTATGAGGAATGGCGAGAAAAAGTCCAGATTATTGCGTCTCGACACAATTTAGGTGCGTTTGTTAACAACCTTAATGTGTCATATGAGAGCTATCTGGCAAATTTTGTACGTAAGTACTGCCCCGAGCCTGAATCTCTATAAACTTGTCATAAACGCGGACTGCCTCGCGTTGTGTTAAAGAGCAGACTACATATTTGGATACCATTTTTGTGATTATTTTTCTCACATATCACAGAGATAGGCTTTATGTTTTAGGAATTAGATGTATTTACATAGGATTTGTCCACCAATTTTGAG